AAGACGAATTAACAGCTATGACAAGGTATGCTGAAACAGTATCGAACTTCTTTGGTCCGCAAGGCTTAATGATGATGACTAATCCAGTGGCTTTTGGTCAAGAGTTAGCAAAATTACTAGGGGTAACAGAAAAAATCTTACCGACTGAAGAACAGCTAGAAGCTATTAAGCAACTAGCTGACCAACAATTATCTGGCGGCGCACCTGGCGAAGCTCAACCCCAACAACCTCAACAATAGGATACTGTGAAAAAAAATAGGTGTAAAAAGTTTCATACATACGTTAGGCACGCACCTAAACCTAGAGAATGTATTTGGTGCGGTTTTAAAGAAGTTATAAAATTACCTATTCGCAGAAGAAAAACGCCAAGAAAATCAATTAAAACAAAATAATATGACAGAAGGGTGGAAAGGTCTTGAAGAAATTGAGACAAACCAAATTCAACCAACTAAGCTTAGTGATGACGAAATTGTTATTGCAAAAACTTTTAAAGGGGGAGCTGGTGTAAAAGCTCTTGAAGCTTTACGCCGAATGACTATAGACAAACCGAGTTTTCAATCAATGTATGCAGATGGTGTTAATACCGCTATTGGCATGGCTTTGAGAGAAGGTGAGAATAATCTATACCGTAAAATTTTATTAATTATTAAAAAAGTAGATACCTATGGATCCAGAAAATAATAACGAAGGCCAACCAGCTGATACATCTGTTGATGTTTCAACTGCCCCAGAAGATAATTCATCTGAGGGAGAAACTAATAAGACAACACCTGAAACTTTACTAGCAGGTAAATATAAATCTGTTGAAGATTTAGAAAAAGGTTATCGTGAAAGCACCAAATATAGTAGGGAGTTAAATGATAAAGTAAAAACTTTAGAAGGAGCAGTACCTACAGCCCCAGAAGAATATGAGTTTAACTTTAAAGAGATTGAAGGTTTAGAAGATGTTGAGATCAAAGCTGATGATCCGGATATGAAAGCTATGCTTCCAGTTTTTAAAGAACTTAACCTTACTAATGACCAAGCAAATAGATTAGTCCAGGCTCACTTACAAAGCATGGCTTCTTTATCAGAAACACCTGAGCAGATAAAAGAAAGTTTAGGTTCCGAGGGAGATACTATAGTTACTAAATTGCAAGATTTTACTAATGGATTACCTCTAGCTGATCAGCAAATTATGCAAGCTCTTTCTGATACGTCAGCCGGGGTGGATTTTTTGTATAGGCACCTTATTGGTGGGGAATTACCAACTCCGGGATTAAGTGAGGGTGGAAGCACATCTGTAAGTTCAACTGAATTGTTTAAAACTGCTTCAGACTTTAAAACCGCTAGATCTGCTTCTATTGGGTTTAATGTGAGTGAGCAAAAAGAATATTCTAGGTTAATGCGGAATGCTATTATAGCTGAGGAAAACGAAAAAAAGTCTAAAAAATAATTGACTCTTTAGATTTCAATATATAGTCTTGAAATCTAAAGCAGAATTCAGACCTACCTTTTATAGAAATATATTAGCCTCTGTTTTTGTGTGGTATTGGCGTAAAACCTTACTTAGCGCAAGATTGAGGCCCCCTACAGGATAACCCTTATCGACTCAAGATAATAGTTTTAATAGTAGTAATAATATAAATTTATATAATCATGACAAATAACATTTTAGACAATCTAGAAGTCAAAGAATTTGAAAAGGAAGTGCATAACGCATACCAGGCCGAAGGAAACTCTCTAGCTCCTTGTACTAGATACAGACGTATTGCAGGTAACAAGACTCAATTTCCAATCTTAGGAATATTAGGTGCATCCGAAAGGACCATTGGTACTCCGGTAGTTGCTACTAACCAAGCAGCAAGTTCTGTTGTAATTGAAACTACTAAATATTCTGTAGCTCAATGGAGTGATATTTTCTTACAAGGCGAAGTTAATTTTGATGCTAAACAAGAAAGTGCAAAAGCTGTTGCTTTAGCTGCTGGTCGTAAAGTCGATCAAATAGTTATTGATGCTTTGGAACTTCTTGACGGTTCTTACACTAATACTGTAGGGGTTGCCGTTGGGGGTTCTAACACAAACTTGAATGTTGCTAAACTAGCAAAAGCAGCCGGTCAATTGGACATTAATAGTGTTCCAGATACTGATCGTATAGGTGTTATTCACACTAACTCTCATAACGCTTTAACTCAAGAAACTACTGTAGCTTCTTCGGATTACAATAGTAACAGAGTTCTTAAAGACGGTAAAATCGCAGGTTATTACGGTTTTGACTTTAAGAAGTTTGGTAACTTAGGTGAAGAAAATGGTTTAGCTTTAGCTTCTAATATACGTAATAACTTCTTTTTCCATAAATCTTCTATCGGTTTAGTTATGGGGATGGAGATTGACGTACAGATTGAGTATCACCAAGATTATGGCGCTCATTTAGTTACTGCTTTTTTCTCTGCCGGATCTAAAGTAATTGACGAGTTAGGTATTTCTTTTGTGGATACTTACGAAGCATAATTAATTAACATTTAAATATAAAATATCATGGCTTTTAATAAAAATAAATTAATCTTGACATCCCAACATGGGGTGCCAAGCGCACCAAAAACTTGGTTGTACGTTTCTGCGGATACTCTTGCAGACATTAATACAGCTAATTATATGCTTTTAGCAAATGATGTATTAACAGTAAACGACATGATTACTATTGTGTCTTCTACTGGTGGAACTGCGGTTCACACAATTAATATAGTTAATGCTGTTTCTAGCTCTGCTGTTGATCTTTCAGATGGCTTAGTTATAACTGCTACTGACTCTGACTAGAGTTTTTAATTGGTATGTCGGTCAATTTCGGTTGGCCGATATGCTTAAAATATAATACGGATTATGGCTGTCACAATTACTGATATAAAAATTTGTGCTGCGGCTTTACAATTAGCAGGCGCAGAAGAAATTACCTCTTTTGAAGATGAAACTAGAGAGGCTAGGATTTGTGCATCTTTATACCCAACTATCAAAGCAGACCTTTTGCAATCTCATACATGGAGATTTTCAATAAGACAAGAAGAATTAAACCGTTTAGCCTCAACCCCGTTATTTGGATTTTCGAATGCTTATTCTTTACCTGCCGATTTCCTTAGATTAATAGGGAAAAGCAATCCTACAAGCAAACATCAACTATTTGAAAATAAAGTTTACACTGATTTGACTCCGGTATATGCCAGTATTCAGTATAATGTAGATGAGAGATTTTTTCCAGCTTATTTTGAAAAATTAATAATTCTAGAAATGGCGGTAATGCTATCTACTTCTTTATTAGAAGATGTAGATAAGTCTAGAAATTATGCAACATTAGCTAAGAGTCAAATGGTTAAAGCTAGAAATGTTGACTCTCAAAATAATACCGCAAGTATTATACCCAATGGTGCTTTTAACTTGACTAATGTTAGATATTAATGGTAAAAAAAACTACATTAAAAACAGTACAGGTAGGTTTTACCGCAGGTGAATTAGACCCGGTACTTTTAGGTCGGATAGATAAAGAACTTTACTATAAAGGTGCTTCTCTTTTACGTAACGTAGTTGCTAATCCTCAAGGGCATATTTCTCGAAGACCTGGATCAGAGTACATTGACAGCACTACTTCTAATGCGGCTTCCCAATCTATAGAATTTCAATTTAACACTATCCAAACTTACTTAATAGTGTTTACCGCAGGAGAGTTTAAGGTTTATAAAAATGATGTTTTACAAGCAACTATAACTTCTTCTCCAATTAGTGCGCTAACCGCATCTCAAGTTCAAGAGATGAAATTTGTACAATCTGCGGATACACTATTACTTTTTCATAAAGATGTTCAAACAATTAAAATAACTAGGTCTAGTCATACGGCTTGGACAGCAGTTGCCGTTACTTATGATAATATCCCGTGGTTTGCTTTCTCTGGTGTTTCAACTGTAGAGCCAGGATATACTTTAACTCTTAGCGCAGTTTCTGGAAGAGATGTAACTGCCACAGCAAGTGGGGGTACCACTTTTACTTCTGGAAGTGTTGGTCAGTATATATACGGTAAAGCTGGGGGTATTCTAAGAATCACTGGATACACTAGTAGCAGGATAGTAACTGGTCAGGTTGAGGTATCTTTTCCCGAAGCAGGATCGAGTAGCCACATAGAAATTGGTCAATGGGAATATGAAATTGGTTATGAACCCGTATGGTCAGCTTCAAGAGGGTGGCCTTCAACAGGAACTTTTCACCAAAATAGATTATGGGTGGCTAACTCTGGTCAAAGACCTCAAACTTTGTGGGGTTCTCAAGTAAGTAAATTTTTTGATTTTAACGTAGATCGGGGTAATGATGATGAGGCCATTGATGTTACTATAGATGATAACCGAGTTAATGCTATTAGAAATTTAGTTTCTGGTAGAAATCTACAGATTTACACTACAGGGGGAGAGTTTTATATCCCAACTGAAGTAGGTAATCCAATAACTCCGGCTAAGATTCTTATTGTTAAATCTACCGCCCACGGTTCTAGTAATTTACTTCCTGTTCCTGTAGGTGGAGCTACAATATTTATTGAAAATGCAGGTAAAGTTGTTCGTGAATTTATTTACAATGACTTAGAGCAAAACTACGGGGCTAAAAATATCTCATTACTATCTTCTCATTTAATAAATGATCCTGTTAGCTCCGCTGTTAGACAATCTACTTCAGATAGCCCAGCCGATTATCTATACTTAGTTAATGCGGACGGCACTATGGCAGTATTAAATATAGCTAGGGACCAGGAACTTCTAGCATGGACGTTGTGGTCAACTGACGGTTTTTATGAGGAAGTTACTGTCTTAGGGCAAGAAGTATATGCTACAGTTAAGCGTACAATAAATGGGAATGTAGTAAGGTATATAGAAAA